CTCAATTTTTGCTTGGAAAAATTATTGATCACGCATTTAAATCAAACACAATTGATGCACTAGCGGCAGAAATGGTTGATAAACTAAAAATACAAACTCCGGAAGATATGGACGCATTTTCTGAAGATGTTGTGACATATATGATTATACCGGGTATGCCAGAATTAATCTCTAGCATGAAAACTCTGGCGACAAAACAGCCAGAAGCACCAGCAGAAGAACCAGCCGCTTAAAATATTAAAATTATGAATGTACTAAAACTAAGAAATTTGATCGAAGGAATTGAAACCAAGATGGATGGTAATGTTCATCAAGAAGCTGCCTGGTCTGTTGAAGAAAAAAAGATGGCACTTGAAGCCATTGGCAAATATAATGAATATGGTGGCCAGCTTCGTCGTGAATATAATCTAATGGAAATCGCACATACATTGGCAAAGATTACAGAAGCTGCTGAAAAGTTTACTATGACAGAAACAGAAGACTGGTTTGATAAAAAAACAGTCTCTGAAAACATGAAACAGCTTCGCAGAGTGTCAGAAGAATTCAACAAGCTTGCCAAAGAAGCACATACAATACAACAGCGTATGGAAGCTCTTTATGAAGATGGTGGCCACGTACTAAGTCGTTATTTTGAAATCAGAGATCTTAACGAAGGTGCAGGACCGGCAGTATCAAAGATCAAGAAGCCAGAATAAAATATAAAAAGTCAAAATATTTTATATTTTTTGTAAATACGTATATATTTATTTATTATAAAATGCATCATTCTTTGATGCGAAGCTAAACTAACCATCTTGAAACTCTTAATAGTTTCATCAACAATAAAGATAAAACTATTATGTCAGATCTACTAAAACAAGCTATCGCAGACGCTAAGGCTGTACGTGCTACCGCCCTTGCCAATGCCAAGGCTGCTTTGGAAGAAGCATTCACACCAAAAATTCAAAGCATGTTAGCTGAAAAGCTAAAGCAAGAAGTAGCCGGTGAAGAAGCACTTCCAGTAGCCGATGAAACACCAGCCGCTCCTGCCCCAGAAGCTGCTCCTGCCCCAGAAGCTGCTCCTGCCCCAGAAGTTCACGCCGACGCTGCACAAGATGCTGCTATGATGGCCGCTGCTCCTGCTCCAGAAGCTGAAATGACTGAAGAAGAAATGGACGAAGAAGCAATCCGTGGTACAATCGGTGCTGAACTCGATCCAACTCTTGCTACATCGAACATCCAAGAAGGCGACAAGGCTTCTGGTGATTATAAGAAGACCACAAAAGGTCACAAGACCGAAGATCCAGGCAAGAACATGGTTGTTAAAGGCACCAGCCTATCAACCAAAGGTTCACTTCCTGCTACAAAAGGAACAGAAAAGGCTTCTGGCGACTATACCAAGACAACCGCCGGTCACAAGACAAATGACCCACAAGGTCCAGATAATGACCAAGTTGCTTTGGAAGAAGGCGAAGAAATCAGCGACGAATCCCTAGAAGAAATTCTAAAGGAACTAGAAACCAGCGTAAATGAAGTTGGAATGGAAGAAATGGCCGCTCCAATGGAAGCTGCTGCTGGTCACGGAGAAGAAGACGAAGAAATCAATCTCGACGAACTTCTATCCGAAGGTGATGACGAAGAAGAAAAGGAAGAAGAAAAAGACGAAGTTGACGAAGGCAAACTTCCTCCTGGTCTAGCCAAATACCAAAAAGAAAAAGCCGAAAAAGCTGAAAAACACGATGACGAGAAGGAAGAAGCCAACGAGTCAATCATCAAAGAAAATCTTTCGTTGAAGAAGGAAAATGAAGAATACCGTAGCGCAGTTGTTTATCTACGGGACCGCATCAATGAAGTAAACCTGCTCAATGCCAAGTTGCTATATACGAACAAACTGTTCAAACAAGCCAACTTGAACAACGAGCAGAAACTAAAGGTAATCGAATCGTTTGACCTCACGAAGTCTGTTCGTGAAGCCAAGCTCGTTTACGCAACATTGGCTGAATCGTTTAGTTTCGGTGGCAAGAAGGAAGTTGCTCCTGCTGTAAAGAAGGTATCAACAACCGTCAAGACTATCACCGAAGGTCTAGCCAGCAAACCGGTTGCATCAACCAAACCAACAAAACCAGCAGTTATCTCGGAAGGTGCCGAAATGGCAAACCGCTTCAAGAAGCTCGCAGGTATTCGTTCATAAATCAACAATCAACCTTAATAAAGGAAAATTATGTCAGATATCAAAACACTATTAACTGAGACAACCAATCCAATGGTTAAGCTCATGTCCGAAACCCGTGGACTAGTTTCCAAATGGGAAAAGACTGGTCTTCTAGAAGGCATCAAAGGCGACATGGAAAAGTCACACATGTCCATTCTTCTGGAAAATCAGGCTAAACAACTAATTGACGAAGCCACTCGTACTGGTACAACCACAAGCTCAGAACAATGGGCTGGTGTTGCATTGCCACTAGTTCGCCGTGTATTTGCTGAAATTGCCGCCAAGGAATTCGTTAGCGTTCAGCCAATGAATCTACCATCTGGTCTAGTATTCTATCTAGACTTCAAGTATGGTTCGGACCAAGCCGGTAAGCCAGCATTCAGCGGACAGTCATTGTTTGGTGGTACAGGCACCAAGCTAGGTTCAACCGACAGCGCAACCAACGGTCTATATGGCCAAGGTCGTTTCGGTTACACCATCAATGACCAGACCACAAATGTTGCAGCCGCAACCGGTTCTACTAGCACCGCAAACGGCCCAACCTGGGAAGACATCAACTTCAACACCGACCTAAGCGCTTCTTTGAGCGCCGGAAAGATTCAATCAGTCACCGTTTCCTTGAGCGGAACAAACTTCGACGCCAATGGCGCTCGTGCTTTCACCGTTTCTGGTTCCGGTATCGTTGATTTCTATCCAGCATTCACAACCGTTTCTGGTAACAACGTAATCTTCTACGTTTCTGGTTCCGGAATCACTGGTAACGCCTTGGTTGCTTATCACAAGCAGCCAGCCGACAACAGCCGTGGCGACTTCGAAGACACAGCAGCCTCCGCAGGCGCTGGCACTTCAGGTCTATATGCCGACGTTGGTATTCCAGAAGTAAACCTAGAGCTAAAGTCTGAAGCCATCGTTGCAAAGACCCGTAAGCTAAAGGCCGTCTGGACACCAGAATTGGCTCAGGACTTGAACGCTTACCACTCGATTGACGCAGAAGCAGAGCTAACTGCTCTTCTATCTGAGTACGTATCGATGGAAATCGACCTCGAAATCCTCGACATGTTGATCACCAATGCTCCAGCAGCTACAACTGAATTCTGGTCCGCTCGTATCGGTTCTGAATACAATGCCGCAACCGGCTTGTTCGCAGACACCGCTGCTAACCGTACCGCTTATGTCAAGAGCACCTGGTTCCAGACATTGGGCAACAAGATTCAGAAGGTCAGCAACAAGATCCACCAGTTGACCCTGCGTGGTGGTGCAAACTTCCTAGTTTGCAGCCCAGACGTTGCTACCATCATCGAAAGCATTCCTGGCTTCACAACCAACACGGACGGCGATCAAGCCAAGTTCGCAATGGGTGTTGCCAAGGTTGGCGCTCTAAGCAACCGTTGGACTGTTTACAAGAACCCATACATGACCGACAACGTTATGTTGGTTGGTTTCCGTGGAAGCAACTTCCTAGAAACCGGCGCTGTATATGCTCCATACATCCCACTGATTCAGACACCATTGGTGTACGACCCAGTGAACTTCACACCACGCCGTGGCGTGATGACACGTTATGCCAAGAAGATGATCCGCCCGGAATTTTACGGAAAGATCGTCATCGGCAACTTGAACGAAGTCTAATCTTCTTCAAGAACGGGATAATCGTTCAAAACAGAAAGACCCGCCGAAAGGCGGGTCTTTTTTATTATAGCAATAAAAAACCCCCGAAAATCGGGGGTATATTTTATATTATCTTCTATATCTAGGATGATGGTGATGGTAATGATGCCATCCGCGACCAATATCAAACCGCCAATGAATATACATTGGAGTATAATATTCTGGATATACAACCACTACTCTTGGTGCAGAATGTGGTGGTATTTCACGAACTTGGCCTGTAGTGGCACACCCAGTAAGCAATAGTGCCGATGCTAATATCAATAATCCTATTAGTTTTTTCATAGTTATATAATTTATGCCGCAGATTTTAGCACATTATAGTTCCATTGCATTCGTTTTTTTACACCAATGTTTTTGGTCGATCTATATTCGGCGTGATTGAGATATTCCTTTGCTGCATCACCAAACTTGTTTTGAGATAATAATCTCATTGTTTTTGGTCCCATATCTCCTCTAAATAATGCGTTGATTATAGCCAGTTTTATGGTCAACGGCATACCATCAAAATTTGACATCTTGGACTTGGCGAGTTTTATTTTTTCGCGTATATCTTTTTCCAACAGGCGTTCTGCTTCACTGTCTGTTAGTCCTTTGCTAAAATCTTCACCGGGTAATAACTTATGCCCATATGCTATAGTATCTGAGCCGCCTTCCAAGCTTTTGTGTGGAAACCATTTTTTTGACTTTTTATCAAACCCGCCTTTCGGATTATTTACGCTATTTTCAAACGGCTTTATTATATTCATCGCCTTTGTAATCAGCAATCCTTCATCGCCTGTTCCTGAAAAATCAACATCTGGTCTTGTATATGGTTTACCTGCTCCATCTCCCGCCGCTTTAGCATATGATATTTGAGCGGGCGGTACTACAAACTTTACATCACCTGGTTGTACATCGCCAATATCTTCGCGGATTATCTTGTTCTTAACCAGTATATCTTTCAGTTTTATCATACTATATAAATATATAGCAATCGGCGTATCTATTCTAATATTATAATTTATACCTATCTCATTTAGGGAGCGTTTATATATTTATATAATATGGCAGACACAAGCATAAATTATACTATTGATCAGGATAGAGTTCGTTGGCCAGGCTCTGGTTCCGCTATAACTTCTGGCAGCGGACTTACTCCATTTGGTTTTTTTGAAGCAGATCCTATTTTTCAAGTAGACGCGCCAGCAGCAGCAAAATGGGCAGCAACAAGATTGGGCTATCCGATCACAGACATAGAAATGATTGACTTGAATTTTTATGCGTGCTTTGAAGAAGCAGTATATGAATATAGTGCTCAAGTAAATCAGTTTAATATTCGTAATAATATTGGTGTGCTTCAAGGTTCATCAACCAGTACAAATATTACACAAACAAATGTAGTTGGCAGTGGATTGCCAAACATGATAAAGATTGCTGAAGGATATGGAACTGAGTTTGGTGTTGGCGGAAATGTTGATTGGAAAAAAGGATATATCGACGCCAAGCAGGGAACACAAACGTATGATTTACAGGCTTTGTGGGGAGATGTTAGTGAAAGTTTTAATCGCATAGAAATACGAAGAATATTTCACGAAATGAGTCCTGCTGCTGCACGTATCTATGATCCATTCAGCATGACTGGTATGAGTTATAGCAACGTGCTGAATGAAATGGGATTTGCTGGATATTCTCCCGCTACACAATTTTTGATGACTCCTATATTTGAGGATTTGCTGCGTATGCAAGCCATTGAGTTCAATGACCTTGTGCGTAAATCTGCTTGGAGCTTTGAAATAATAAACAACAAACTGAAACTGTTTCCTATTCCCACTTACGATTTCAGAATGTATTTCCAATACTTAGTAAAAAATGAAAGAGATGCTCAAGGTATTAGCGGCTCGGGTTCTTATTACAACTCTTCTGGTTCTGCTGTATCTTCTCCTATAATCGGAGATTACAGCAATGTACCATATAATGTCATACCATACGGCAGCATCAACAGCGTAGGTAGACAATGGATACGCAAATACTTCTTGGCATTATGCAAGGAAGTTCTTGGAGCAATACGCCAAAAGTATAGTAGCATACCTATTCCTGGTGCCGAAGTAACACTCGACGGCGCAGAACTTCGCTCAGAAGCAACTGCGGAAAAAACAGACCTTGTAACTCAACTAAGAGAAAACTTGGAGGCAACCGGAAGAAAGGCTCAAATGGAAATGCGAGCAGAAGAAGCCGCCCGCCTGCAAGAAACTCTACAAAAAGTTCCTCTTGGAATTTATATAGGGTAAAACTATGGGACTACGAGGAAGATATTTTTCACAAAGAGATTTAAACCTAGTCAATTCATTGAATGCAGAATTGATGGGAGACATTGTTGAAGTTCTTATTCAAGTATTCAAGATTTCTCCGACCGAAACAAAAACCAACATATACGGTGAAACTTCGGCAGAGACCGGAAAATGGTATATGCCAGCCATACAAATATCTTCACTTGTTGAACGCGCGGATATGACTGCGGAATATGACGATTTTGGTCCAAGCAGAAACCAAGATTATGTTTTCAAGATGCGTGAAAAAATGCTAAAGCAAGTAAACTTTTATCCAGAAATTGGAGACATTGTATTGTTCAATGATCGTTATTATGAAATAGACAACGTTGTTCAAGAGCAGTTGCTCGGTGGACAACCGGATAAAAGTCATAGCATAATATGCAACGGACATTATACAAAGATTACATCGCTGAATGTACTTGAAAGGAACGACTAATAATTTATGGCCTGGCGCGGCAACATTCCAAAACCAATAATCAATAGACCGCCAAATAATGTAAATAGCGGTCCAGAGATGTCTGGTATGAAAAAAGAAGCACCATCTATTGTTGGTCCTCCTGTATTTGGTCCAGAAGCAAATCAAAACAGAGCATATAATATACGCAGAGATAACGACGAACAAAAAGATTTCAGCGTAAAACTTATTGACATAGACTCTACGATATTGAGTTATATGGATACTGTCATAAGTCCTACCATAGTAGATTCTGGAAGACAGGTAAAAGTTCCTATCAACTATGCTTCTCCAGAAAGATGGAAAGCAATAAGACAAGACGGAGCATTGCGTGATAAGAACGGAAAAATGCAATGTCCAGCAATAGCATTTCGCCGCAGCACGGTACAAAGAAACGACAATCTCACTACATTAAACCGCTA